TTCTTCGATTTTTAAAATCATGTTGCTATAGTCTTCTTCACTGATTACATTCATAGCAAAGAACACATTGCATTTATCAATTATTTCTTGTTTGTTATCGTAGAATTTCTTTTCGATTAATTTATTTAATAATGTTATGATCATACTTCCACCTCACTTTCTAAATCACTCTGATAATTATCCAACAACATTACACTTGTTGCTGTTGAGCTTAACAATGTTTTCATCTCATCTATTTGTGATTGTTGATTAATGATTTTTTCATCATAATATTTCTTTAAGTCTTGAACATATGTTATTTGAATTTGTGTTTGTAAGTTACTTACTAAATAGAAATAGTTTGTTTCTTCAAATGTTTCAATTGGTTCACTTAGTTTACCTAAACTAATTATTTGTGGTTCTGCTAATTCATAATACACTGTAACATTATGAGCTGATAGCCAGCTTTTAAATTCATCAATGGTACTAGCACATGATGTAATAAATACTACATTGTTATTTGTTGTATAAACTCTATCAACTGTTAATGATGTACTTGTATTCATTAAGTATTTAAAGTAATTACTTTTTCCATTTTCTTTGCCATAGCTATACTTAACTGAATTAAGTCCTGAAACACTTGTTGAGAAGTTATACATTAAGTCACTTGAAGCATTATTTGTATAATCTTCACTACCATTTAGAATTACTTTTCCAACTCTTTTAATTAAAGCTATATTACTATCTTTATCTATAACTACTTCATCTACTACTTCTTCAGATGCTTTTGCTAGTTCATTGCCTTTTAAGTCGATATCATAAGTACTTCCTTTATGTTCTACATATTCTGTTTTGTTACTTTCTAGCTCAATCTGTGCTATATTTAATTGATCTTCTCTTACACTGGCCCTGATATACATTTCTTCGTTCGATGTAGTAAATTTATTATCAACTTGTATTCTTCTAATAAAATTGAATTTTTTATCATAAGTACAGATACAAGTCGTTTGAGTAATACTCCAGGATGTTGAATAAATTGCATTCGTTATCACTCTTATAAATTCCGTTGCGTAATAACCATTTTCAGCATAATAATTTCCGTCTGATCCAAATCTGTAATTTTTTCTTACATTATTCTTATCAAAGAAATTCTTGTTGCTACTCGCGAGTTTTAGACTTCCTTTTATAGTCTCTATATCTTGTGGATAGTCTGGGTTTGGAGAAGGTTTTCCTCCGGTGTAAGGTTCAAAATCTTTTACAGTATCTCCTAAACTAACTTGGATTTTCGCAACATAAATTTCGCCGTCTGTTTTAAAGTGAAATTTTGGTGTAAAATCGGTAGTATTATCATCAAATTTAAAATTTGTGTAATAATAAGCCCAATCTTTATTTAAATCTTTATATTTTGTAAGAGTCTGATAACTTCCAGTTTGAGCACTATAATAAACTCTTACAGTTGTATCTGAGGCTTTTTTTATTAATGTCAAGACAGTTATCGTGTCTCCTGCTTTGATAAAATTTAAAAATACATCTGACATAGTAAATCCAGCAAGCTTACAATAATCAACTGCTTGCTTTATATGAACTACGTTTTGATATTCATCATATACAGCTAAATTTTCAGCACTATCTGCAACACTACAAGTTGCAAAACGTAAATCTTCGGCACTTGCATAATGATTAGCTCCTGTCGTTGTAGTTTGTTTAAATTGTCCTGGAAATCTTGTTTCTAATGCTTTATATTCTTTTGCATCATCAATTCTAACTATTTCTTCACTTACAGTGTTTTTATCTAGCATATTTTCTAATTTCATTAAATCTGATGTATTTTGATTTAATATATTTTCCAATTCATTTATTTTTGGAAATTCACGATAGTATTTAACTTTGATGTTAGATATTAAATCATTGCCTGTGAATATATTAGTTTCATCATCATAAGTGATTGGTATATCAATTGGACCTAGGTCTACTTCATAAGGATTATTTAATATATAATAAGCAACTAAATTTTTTTCATTTAATTTTGCTTTAAAATCATCTAAACTCATATCATCACTAACGCAACAAATGAAAATATTAGTATTAGTAAATATTGCAAAATCGTTTACTTTACCATAATTATATAAACTATCATTATAGTTTGCAAAGTGAGTGCAACATTGTAATAAATTTTTTACGCCTTTTGTGCCAGCATCAGTGTAGAATTGTTTTACTCCATTTGCATTTATTCGCTCATACCAAACTCTATTCCCGTCTAGGATAACTCTTTTTAACATCTTGTGTAATACTTTGTGATACTTTCCATCATTTTCATTAAACTTAATTTTTAATGTATCTTTGTTTATTTCGTCAAATTTACCAATGAACTCGCCGTTAGGAAGATTTAGTGTTATTTGAGAATGAAGATAATCTGCTACAGTTTCTTCTTTTCCGCTGTCGACTACTATATTAAAACTTCCTTCAAGTGTTTTAATTGGTTGAGGATATTTTGGATTTGGAGAAGATTTTCCTTCTGTATATGATTCAAAATCGCCTAAAGTATCTCCAGCTACTAGCATAGGTAACAATTTTATATCATGGTTTCCAATATTAGATGTTTGATAGTAGCCACCTGAAAAATGCCAAGGTTCTGTCATTGTAAAAGTTCCACCATTATTTTTATAAGTTCCACTTTCTGTAACAGTTCCAAGCAAAAATCCATTTTGCGTTGTATAAGTTCCAGCTGGTAATGTTATGCTTTTTCCAAATGCAAAATGAACCGTTGACCAACCAGTTGTTTCTTTTGTCCCTTTTATCTGGATTGTTCCATCTTCATTTTTCGTTGCAGTTAAAACATTGTCGTTGCCAGCGACCGGAAATGGATTAGTAGGAAATGGCAAGAAATTTCTTCCTTTCGTTGTTTCTTGTTCAAACTCAGCTTCAAATTCTATTTCTTTTATTTTCAAATGAGCACTATCTTTTAATTGAATATATTTTCCTTCTGCTTCTAATACTTCAAATAAGCCGTCTTTTACTCTTTCAAGTTCATTAGATACATTTGCTACACTGTTTGTTATGCTTTCGCTATTCTCGTTGAACTCATTTATTCTGTTTGTAGCATTTGTATTATAATCATTTAATTTATTTGTAGCATTTTCATTAAATTCATTCATTTTTGATATTGCATTTTGATTAAAGTCTGAATTAGCATCTTCTGTAATAACTGATACCATTTCTGATTTGTCTTGTCCTGTGAAGTAATCAACGCCTTTTTTAGGTGTATATCCGTCTTTTCCAGGATTTCCTTGAATGCCTTGTGCGCCAGTTTCACCTTTTGGTATTTCAAAGTCAAATATAGGATTTTCTTTCGTTCCTCTTTTACTTACTGTGGCTTGTTCATTAGCTTCTATTGTTGTCACATTTCCTATAGAAATATCTGGTGTAATACCGTCCTTACCAGATGGACCAGTCGCACCAACGAATTCTCCATTCTTAAGCTTTCGATTTATCTCTTCCACTTTCTTATTTGCATTTTCTGTAGCTGTTTTAGCACTCTCTGCCGCGTTATTTGCGTTTGTAGTACTTTCATTACAATCATTCTTTAATGTTTCTACATGATTAATTAAATCATCCAAGATTGGTAGTTTTACATCTGCTTCTATTTCATCATTTGAATATACTATTTCATCACGTGCTTCAAAGAATCCAGTTTTATTAATAGTATATTTGCTATTTTCTATATATTTTGAAATTTCAAATTCATAATCGCCTTTACAAGTGATGACTGGTATTACTTTGCCAGATTCGTCATAGTCAACTAATACTACTTTATTATCTACAATCTCTTTTACCCAAACTTTTCCATTTGGCTTTTTAATCTCAATATATTTTGTTCCCTCATCATCATCAAATGAAAAATCAAATTCTACTGAGTTGTAATCATTTTCTACTAATTCAATTTTTGGAAAAACTAATATATTTTTTTCAAAATTTGCTCTTATATTATACTTTTTCATTTATGCCTCCTTTTTCTTGCTTATTTCCATTTTCCTATTGCTGTTACATTTACAATTACGTCACAAGATGGACTCACTGTTCCTCGACAAATTTGAAAACCTCCTGCATTGGTTTTTGATGCAACTGCATCACCAGGAGCACACGACCATATGGTACTAGCACCCGCTTGTGCAGGCTGTACACTAATATTTACGGCAGGTATTTCTGCAAAAGCTTGTGCAAAATTTGGCAATTGTCTTTTGTCATTTGAATTAGAATATACACTCCCCCAAGCAAAATCACATTTAACTGCTGAAAAAAGAACTCGTTGAGTAAGTATCATAAAACCTTTGTCGAACTTAACCCAATATCCACCGTCTGCTGTTCCCATTTCAACAATAGAGCAATTTTCTATACCTTTTTCGATATTGTCTTGCATTTTATTAAGGTTTGTGGCATTAATTGGACACTTTTCATATCCTTCCTCACCTTTAGCAACAAAATTAATTTTTTCCATTTATTACTTCCTCCTTTTTTTCAGGTTCTTTTTTTAATAAATAAAACGGCAAATGTATTAAAATTGCCGTTTTATTTCAATTTTCTATTATATTTCTTTGTTAAAAACTCCATTTACCCCAAACGATGCTAATGTTTCGTTAGAACTATTTACAATTCGTATTGGGAAAAACCAATCACTTGTATCTAAAATCAATTTTCCTGGTCTAGTATTCTTCAAGTTGTAAACAATTAATTTTCGGCAAATAAGCAAATCTGCAGAATCTATTACTCCATCATTATTAATATCATACTTTTTAAATTCACTGGATGTTAGAGTTATATTTCCTAACATATATTGACGCATTTTTTCGATATCGCTTTCAGTATAATCATATGGCGGAACTATATCACAGCTTAATTGATGTTCCCCAATAGTCCAACCACCGATCTTACCGCCAGTAGATAGAATTTTGCCATCTTTTGACAATTCAAAAAAATCAGATTTAATTCTGATTCTATTCCCTTCTATATCTATATCATTTGCACTCATACTAATTAATGAACACAAATTTTTAATATCTACATATAGTTCGAATTTAGCTTGAATATTTAAATCCAGTCCCTCAATCTGTGCAGCAACTTTTTCTAATATTGATGTTGAATTTTGTTTAATGGTACTTTCCATTTCTAGTCCTGTAACAAATTGTTCTGTATAAACATTCTTTGTCATTAATCTAGCAAATATATATGCAGAACTAAAACTTACTAAATAAATCGTATAATTACCTTCTTCTAAATTAATTATTGGATAATCATAAGTGCGAGTAACTGGTGTTTCTAATATATAATTTTCACCTTTATTATTTACTCCAACACGTTTTATTACTGTACATTCTTGAGAAGTCAAATCTAACGTAAACTCATCATATACTTCATTGCAGATTAACAAATCACTTGGCAATTCATAATCAACTATATAACCATTATCATTTTTAAAACGTAACGTTCTTCCTAACAAAAATAAATCATCGGCTGGATATAAATCATCGCTTGGATATAAATATGAAATATTTTCAGAAGTTGGATAAACTTTAATATAAATTGGTTGACTTGTATTTATATTATCTAATTTAATACTTCCTATTCCATCAGCGGATTTAGTAACATCTGCACTCTCACTTACTAAACCTTTGATTTCATCGATGCTTTGAGATAATTGCGTGACTTTAGTAACCGAATCATTCGTCTTTGTAATTAAATCTTCAATCATTCCTGCGTTTTTATCTGCTTTTCTAGAAACATTTAAAATATCGTTTTGTATACTAGAAGCATAAGAATAATCTGTAGAAGTCTCTTTTATTTCTTCTGCTGATAAAGTTACTTCCCAATTGTCACTATCAGTTAATTTTCCACCTAAATACGAATATTTTATTGACATAACATAAGTTTCAAATTCATTATCCCATATATCAACATAGTGAATTTTTTCACCAATTTTTATATCTAACTTATTATCGATATGTTGTGATACCATTTCAAAAACGATATAAGAAAAATTTACTACTTGATTATAAATTGGCACTATAGTGGTATACCTTAAATCTTCATTTGTAGAAACGTCTTGTGGGTCTAATATATAATTGTTATCAATTCTTAATTCCTTTGGTTCATCTGGACGAACAATTGGATAATAAGCATTTTCTTCAACATCTCCTCTGCCCAGAACCACTGAGTTAATTGGTGAGGTAGCCTTACCTTCAGTAGTTAATGAACTCCAATCTTTTACTATATGGACTTTGTTATTAAACCACTTGAAATAAATAACATCGTTGATTGTATCCACCCAACTAGCACCAGCTTGAGCAATCATAGAAATTACATCTCGATTACTAGAACCTTTTTTAATATATGGTTCTTTGGTTAAAATCAAATCGCTATTTGGAAAATCTGTATTATCATATTTCAAACCACAATTAGTAAATATTCTGTTTCGCCATTCTTTAAGAGTTTGAGGAAATACATATAACGAGCTATCATAAATTGTATCTAATAAATAGCGTATATCATAACAGCTTAATTTTACATTTACCTGCTCTTGTACTGGCTGAATGTCATAGATATAGAAAGAGCCATGAACTGTTTTAATCCATTGCCCTTTCATACTACTATATTGATTACTATCATTAATCATTTGAATTTCTGCTTTTCCTAATTTACAAGTTCCTAGCAATGACCCATCATTTATTGCTGTTTTTTCATATTCAAATGTTTGAATGTATCTTTCATCATAATCTAAATATTTCATGAATTGATATCCTCATAACCTGCAAAATCAATTGTAAATGGGTCATACAAAATATTGTCTGTATTATTATCTTGTGGTACTTGTCTTATTGTAGGATTAGGCTTTTGAGCATAAAACTTTTTTGTAACAAAAGCGTTCTCATATTTATCGAAATAACGAATATTAATAGCCACCATTCTCAGAAGTCTAAAAAGAGGATATAAAGTTCCTTGCGTTAGAGGTCTTATTATTTTAAGAGAAGCTGCGGGAATTTCTGCACATCTTACTCGATTTAATGCACCTGTTTTTTTTCCTCTGTCCGCTTTGCTTTCCAAGTCATTTAACATTGGTCCTTGCACACCAGAAGGAAGCCACTCCCATGGTATATCAAAGTAATCATTACTATTATTTACATTCATAATTCTTATTCTATCCATAAATCCTCCTAACTCACAAATAAAGGCTTGCCAATTTCTTTTTCTAATCCTCTTATAGCTTGATACGTTAATTTGGCAAACGTCGTATTTCCAAACTGTAATATAAAAGTCCAATCCTTTAAAACGATTTCTTTTTCTTCTTGTTTCAAACCATTTATTTTATTCATAAATTCTTCCATAACTTCTCTATCTGCTTGTTTTATTGTTTCTAGTGGGGCTTCTACATTGACACCATGTTTTTGATCCCCTAGAATTGCTGCAAACTCATGTCTTGCTGGAATAACAGTACCTTCGGCTAAATGTGGCAATTGTGGTACTGAAATAGTACTTACCCAATCGAATGGTTTAAAGCCCACAATTTCAACACTTTTAATCTTTTGGAGAGCCCAGTTGATTCCGTTAAATGGAACAGCCACTACTTTGTTAATTCCGTCAATAATGCAATTTACCATAGCCTTAAATCCACTTAGAATCCCTTCTGTAATTCCAGTAAAAATTTGACCACCTTTAGAAAAAACAGCTTTGATACCTTCCCATGCCTTTCCGAGTACTCCTGATATAAATTCTCCAAGTTTAGAAAAGATACTTTTAAACCCTTCCCAAGCGCTTTCAGCACCACCTAAAAACCCATTCCATAATCCAACAAAGAAATCTGCAACAGGTTTAATCACATTGTCCCAAATCCAACCACCTATAGTACCTAGCACTTCCATAATTTGATTCCAATTAGAAATAACCAATCCAACAATAATTGCGATAGCAGCTGCAATGGCAAGCGGTATACCTCCAACAATCGTAGATAAGCCTAATAAGATGATTCCAATATCAGTTATTATATTTCCAAAACCTTCCCAGGATGGGTCATTCAAGAATTTAATAATATCTTGTATCAATAAAACAATTCCTCCTATGATCAATCCAATTCCTAGAGCTTGAATACCCTCACAGCCCAACTTTATAGCTAACAATCCTCCTACAATTCCTGTAAAAAGAGCTAATATAAAATCTTTATTTTGTGCTACAAAGTCTTTAATATTATTTAAAAAATCTAATAAGGTTTGGCTATACTGAATTTCTCCACTGTAGTCGACTTTAGAATCGGATGCACCACCACTACTACTTCCACCAGATGTATCTTGCAATACTTCTAATTTATCGAAGCTAGCTAAAGAACCACTTGCCTCTTCTCCACTTGTTTTAGTATCTTCTAAAGCATTAGTTAATCCTTTAGCTTGTTCTTGTGCATCTTCTAAACTTGTTCCAAATAATCCTGCTACAAACTTTGCAATGGTACCAGTAAGTTTACTTAATGCAGTCATTAAACTGTTTATCGCAGGTAATACAGCATTATATATAGGTGCAAATGCAGTCATTAAGTTAGCTTTAATTTGATTTAAACTTGCGCTAAAATTATCGTCTGTTTTTAATAGCGAGGCAAAACTATTTCTTAGATTGGTAAGACTACTTCTAAGTAAATTGAAAACAGCTACTGTTGTAATCATTTTTGAAATCTTATTCTTGAATTTATCAAGTTTATTTCCAACTTTTTCAATAGCATTAATTGCACCAGTTCCGTTTTCTTGATTCAACATTTCTTGTAAACTTTCTTTTGTCTGATTCGCTTCATCTTTGGTTTGTTGCAATTTGCTATTCATTAAATCAAGTTGTGTAGCTAACTGTTGTGCTTCAACTGAATCAGTCGGGTTCAGTTTTGCATTATCTAATGCAACTTTTAACTGTTCTGCTCTATCTCGAGCATTTTCTAATTGTTCAGCTAAAATTACATATTGATTATCAAGATTTCCTTGCTCAACTTTAATACTACTTACTTCGGAGGTATCTCCAGTATTAATAGCCCACTCTAAATCAAATTGTTTTCGATTAATTAAATCTATTGTACTTTGATATTGATTTTCTAAATTTTCTACATCTTTTTCAGCTTTTTTTAATTCACTTTCTAGAGATTTTATTGATGTAGGAGTTTTGTTGCCTGAACTAAGTTCATCTAATTTACTTTTAACTTTTGCAATAGCCAGTTCCTGACTTTTGATACTGTCACATGATTTATTAAATTTGTTTGCCAAGCTCTGGACTTTTTTCTCCATACCTTTAAAATCATTTTCTATTTTTTGATAATCCATGCTTGTATCAATTACTACTGCACCTTTTTTAATAGTCAGACATTACTACACCTCCTTATTTTTTAATTTCATGTTATTACGATATTTTTCCATAAATTTAGAACGTGCTTCCGAATGAGTTTTTACATCAGCTTCATCAAGTTCAACTAAGTCTTTTATTTTTTGGTATTGTTCTTTTTCTTCTTTAGTAAGTTTTCCTTCTGCTTTTCTTCTTCGATAATAAGTTAGTTCCCCAAACATGCAATCTGGAGACATATCCATGAATAAAGCCATAAATTTCCACCAATGTAAATCTGGTTCTTTTTCCAAATCAATATGATGTGTCGAATTAATTCCAGAAAAAATATAGCTTGCATCCTTTGTATAAGAAAAAGTTCTTATTCTTTTTTGTTTAGGAAGCTCCTCTTTGGTCTTTCCTAAATCAATAAACTTAATTGCTTTTTCTATTGCTTCTTGGATATCTTCATCAGGAATATCAACTTTATAAATATTTTTAAGCATAATAAAGGCTTTTTCTTCGTATAGTAAATCATTATCTTCTAAAGCCAGAAGAATGTTAATAATCGTTCTATAATCATAATTAATATCATAAATCTTGTCATGTATTTTAATTTTAGTTGGTAAAGTGCTTGTTAAAATATTCATTCTAACACTTCTAATTCGCTTTCTTTTTTGATGTATTTACTTACTTTTTTTGAACGTGCTTCGCTTATATAAGGCATAATATAATCAAGTAATGGTTGTAATGCTTGTACATCTTTTGTTCCACTTGTAAAAATATCGATTGTATCTTTACCAAATACTTCATATAAGTCTTTAAACACACTATCAACAAGTTCTGATTCTAAAGAAAATGCATTACATACCTTTTCTATATCTGCTTGAGCATCATCAAAATCTTCTAAAGTTTCTAGCCTTTTATTTAATTTTGGCATATCTCCCATACTTTTTAATTTTTTCATTGCAGCATCAGCATCTTTTACGATTTTAGAAAGCTTTCCCATAATTCTAGAATCATTAGGATTAAATTTTAATTCGCCAATTTTATTACCATTTTCATCTAATAAATCCTCTGTAACAAAGTTTTGTTTAATTACTAAACTCATATTATCATTCCTTTCAAATTAAAAAGTAAAGAGGGCTTTTTCAGCCCCTAAAATTATTCTGCAACTGTAGTCATAGGTGTAAATTTATTTGTATTTAAATTATAAGTACCATGGACTTTATCCTTTTTCCAATTTAATGTGATTGGCACGTTTACTTTTGTTGTATCTCCACCAAAAGATTTTTGATCGATAATAGCTGTTTCTGTATATGCTCCATACATATCTTCTCCTTGTTTATCAAATAATGATACTTCCATACATGGTATCATAGCCTTATCGCCAACTAAATCATACTTATCAATAATATAAAGAATGTAAGAAAGCACATCATTTCGACGAACTGCTATAGGGTCTATTTCTGTAGTATTAGCCCCAGAAGTATGGTCGATATTAGTTTTACCTAGTACATTCTTTTTTGCATCAATTTCGTTATTTTTTTCACGAGTAATCTCGTCATTATCTTCTCCAATTGGTGTCCAAGTTGGATTTTCATTATCATACACAATACCATTTTCATCAGCAGAAGTGATATTTGCATTGAACATTAATATTTGTTCTTCGCGGTCGGCTTTACCAGAACCTTCAAATTTCATAATTTACCTTCTTTCTTTTCATATAACAATTTACATCTCATTTCATATCTAGCAATCGTGTTATCCTTACTCGTACCATATAAGTAACCACCTGTCATAACCTCAAGACTTATTGGTTCTTCCCCTTCATTTAAAATAGGATAAATATGTTTACGATTATTTTGATGAACCCATTCAGCTATATTTTCAAAAAGATGTAAATTTTCTATATTTTGAGTATCTTGCATTGGATTAAAAAAAGAACGACTAGCCAAAATAAATTGACACTGACGTTCTGTTTTAGTTCCTAATACATTTCTTTTTAGAATGATTTGACACTCTAGAGGTTCTATTGACCAATACTCAAAGTCTTTAGAATCCAAATCAAGATAATCCACCTTTATTTGAGCTAATTTACTCAAATAGGGGCAATCTTTAAAATATTCTTTGATACACTCTATAATTGCCTTATTTTCCATTATTTTCTCCCATCTATAATGTTTTTCACATCACTCAATAAATCATCCATTTCATCTTCGATCATTCTATCAAACCAATGTCCACCACGTTTTCCTCCACCCTGAAATACTAAATTTCTTCCTTGTGGATCCATGATTTTTTCAGTTTCTGGTCTACTCCAATAACCATAATTGGGACTAAAAAAAGCCCCTTTTAAAGTAATTGGGTCCACCATCAACTTTTCTTCATATGAATAATTAGCATCTGATGTATTCCAAATAACCATGCCTCTTCCGAATTGATTACTTGCTTCACTATCTTTATGAATATGTTTTCCTGGTAAATATGGCTCTGAATGATTAAAAACGAACTGGTCTATAAAATATTGAACTCTGCCACCCTCATTCAAACCTACATCTTTCATAAGTTCTTTTGCGTTTGGTAGAACAAGTTTAGCTTTAACTTTCATTAATCTGTAACCTCAATATTATTCAAATTTGTGTCTAAACCATAACGATTATCAGATATTGTTTTAATTAAGAAATAGTCAGCATTCGTTTTCTGTATATCAGATAATCCTGTAATATCCGAAAATGTTCCAATGACGATAATATCATTGGATTTTAATGTGAATTTGTTACTCTTATCTTCTAATTTAAGATATGAATCAATATCAATATAATCGTTTAAGGCAATAGAAGAAAAAATAACATCATGTGCTGATGTATACTTTTCTCCCTTACCTTCTTGTGACACTATCTTTTGAGTGTGTGCAAACACATCAGATACTTCTTTTTTATAATAATGAACTATCCCATTATTATCTGTTACTACATTAAAAACAGTTATTATATGTGGAAACATTAGCATGCACCTCGATACATTAACCCAGTTATAGATAAATGTTCATAACAAATACGATAACATTCTTTATCTAATTCTTCTTTAGAGAGTATTCTATTTGCCTGCAAAGTGGTTTTGTTTACATAAGAAACACTATGAGGTCCGGCTGTTTCGCTTGATTTATCTGATGTGGTGCTATCTTGCTTCTTTACGAGATTTTCTTGATAATATAGCAATTCAGCAATCTCAATAGCAGTATTTTTAATATTATCATCTAATATAAATCCATTAATTCTATTAAAAGTATAAAAATTAATTTTACTGCTTGCTTGTAATGAATATTTCTTAAATGAAGACTCATTAGGTATGCTAGAGCCTTCATAGATTTCTTTGTAATACAGATAGTCTACTAATATAGTTAGCATACCTTATCATCTCCTATTCTTTATCTTTTCCTTTAGCTTTTTCGGTGTCTTCTTGAACATTACTTTTTTCTAAAGCTTCAACTTTCTTCGTTAAATCTTCAACAGTTTTAGTTAAAGCAACTTTTTCAGCTTCTAACTCACTATTTTTCTTCGTTAAATCTTCAACAGTTTTAGTTAATTCTTTAGATTCTGCTAATACTTTTTCTAAATCTTTATCACTATTTTTATTTTTTACTTTAATTTCTTTTCCATTTGAATCTAATAGAGAATATCCCTTTTTTAAATATTCTCCTTTGTCTTCCTCAGAAATAGAATAAATTACATTTTCTCTTTTTACTTTTATCATTTTATTTTCTCCTATTCTGTAGCTAGTGTAATTTCTGTTGGGTCATAATCAACATAAATACTATCAATTTTATTATTTTTACCATTAGGAAAAATAAACACATCATTTAAGTCTCTATTTTGATAAAGTGCTCCATCACCTTGTGTATGTTCTCCAGGTAAAAATAAATAAATTGAAGAAATTTTATCAACATATTTTGTTGTTAATGGAGTAGCAGCTAAAAGATTAATAGCTTTTGATGTAGCAGTTAATTCAAAACCATCTGTAAAATCAAAAGCTGTATAAAATCTTTCTTCATCAATAACTTCGATTAAAACAACACCATCAATAACGCATATTCTTGTCTTTAATCCTAAATCAGAATTGCTTAAACTTTCAATATTAATATTTCGATTATATTCAGTTGATAATGAAAGCAAATCCATGATTTCGCCACGAACATAAAAAACTAAACCTTTATTAGAATATCTACGACATTTTCTAATATAACTTTTAATTTTTGTAACTACATTATCTTTTGTCCAATCACTAATTCTAGATTCTGTTGCTAATTGTTCACTAATAGCTTTTGTTGCTACTTTAGAAAAGAAATATGCATCTGCTTCTGGAATAGCTTGAGTTTTTGAAAATACATCACTAATATTTTCTATTGAAGCAGTTCTATTAGTTTCATCAACTTCTCTTTTATCAACAAAAAACTCTACATCTCTGTCATTATCGACAGTATAAGGAATATCTTCCTCTTCAAATTTTTGTCTGTTCCAACCTCCTGTTAATTTGTGTTGCTTATACCCACCTACTTTTAAAGCTGTAAAATGGAATGTTTTTGAATTTAGCCATTCAACATTTGTTGCTAAGAATGGAGCTAAATAAGAGTTTTCAATATACATATCAATCAATTTAGGTTGATACGTTTCAGCATAATTTAATACGCCATTGGTTTCCATAAATTTTCCTTCTTTCTATTAATTAAAATTTTTAAATTTTGGATTCAAAGATACACTTTTCTTTACTTCCTCAAATCCTTGTGTTGGACTTGAAATGTTTGTTGTAAATCTTGGATTTGCAACTTCACTTTGGAATGCTCCAACATCATTCTTTTTTAATTCTTCAAGCCATTCAGAAGCACCTTGAAATTTTCCTGATTCTTCGTCATACTTAAAGTCTTTAGCATTAAATTGAGCAATTACTCCCGCTTTTGCAGATTCACTTGCAAATTTAATGTCATTAAAAAAAGCATTCGTTCTTTCTTCTCGAATACTTTTCTCTTTAGCTAATTTTTCATCAGCTATTCTTTGAGCTTCATTTGTCTCAAATTCTTTAATTTTATCTTTTAGAGCTTCTAAGTCATTGGTTGAAGGTGCATTTTTAATTTGGGTATTCAAATCTTCGATAGTAGTTTTGTAATTATTTATTTGCTTTTCATAATTATCTTCAACTTTTTTAACTTCTGTGTTAACTATCTCACCATTCTTAGCAAGAACAGCCTTTATCTCTTCTGCTGATAATTTAACCTTGCCCTCTCCAATTTCTAAATTTTCTAAAAAATCTTTCATATCTCTTTCTCCTTCCACTTTTTCCAGAGGTCGTGTCCTCCTAGATTCTTAGATATTGCTAGTCTTACCGTTGCTATGCCACACGAAAAAACCCGATATTTCTATCGAGCTTTAGTGCTATCTATAAGCACTGTGAAGAATATCCAGCCCTCGTATCCCTGAATAATATTCTTCACACTACCTATAAAGTAGTGTAAAAATATTAAAAATCTTCTGAATCATCAATTGTTAACGTTTGAGCTAATAAATCCAATTTTTCAAATAACTCAGACAATTCTTTATCATCTTTTGGAATAGAATTATTATCCTTTAATTCTTGATACATTTCATCAACATCATCATCACTAATATCAGAGTATCTTTCTTTAATCTTCCGTTTTATTTCTAATTCTTCCATATTTCCATCCCATTTCTTTTGCGAATTTTGCATTTCTTAAATGAATATTATCAATCGTTTTATTTTTTGAAGTAATATTCATTTCTTTTTCTATATTTCTAAAAACCTTTTCCATACTATCCATATTTCTTGTTGTTGACTTAAGTTTACTACCTTTCCCTGTACTTAACAAGTAAATATAATCGTCTGTTCTTACAGCTATGGCTTTTAGTGAGTTTGTATTATTAAATGTTTGAAAATCAGTTAAAGAAAACGATAAATTGCTAGGATGATTATGAACAGCTATTATACTATCTTTCTTAGCCAATAATATTTTTAATGTAGTTTTGACATCCGTTTTCACATAATTACGTTCTCCATTAATAATTTTTCCTACTTGTTTGCCAGTTTCATAATCATAATAAATTAGATGTTCTCTCGCTTTATTTAGATTTTCAAACTCTTTAAAATACTCATCTTCAAACATTTGATTTATTTTAATATCTGCTACATATTCACGATTATAATCTCTAGTTAAACTATTTTCTTTTAACCAATCATTAAATTCTTTATGCGTTTTAGATAACTTCTTGTTTATTTTAGTTAACTCATCTTTATCATTTAATTGCTTAGCAATCAATTTTCTACGTTTTAAAGACCTTATTTTTCTTTCAAAAGCTCGCTGTTTTTGTAAATGTTCATACTTATCCTTATTCTCTACTTCATCAATTCTTTCTTCAATGATTTCCCAAGTCCACGTAGGTCTCATATCGTGATAACAATTAATTCCTTTAAGTCCTAACATTTCTCCATAACCCGTTGCTTCATAAAGATTAGGATATTCAACACTAGAACCTTCTATCATGTATTTTTTACCTTGCCACTCTGCATGTGCTTCATAATCGTATTTCATATATGGAGTTCTCACTCTAGCTCCTAAATGTTGACTTACATAAACTAAATTTGTGCCTAATTCTTTTGCTTGCTGAATTTCTAAGTCACCATTTAATTTATTAACACGCGTGATCACATCACGTCTTACTACAGCTTCAATAGATAACGTCCTTCCATTTGCATAGTGAACTACTGCTATTCCTTTGTTAGCATACTCATTTAAAGCTCTCCTTATTGATTCTGTATAAGTATAAACTCCACTAGCAGTCTCTATATAAGATTTATTTAAAATGTCTTTGTATGCTTTATTGGTACCCTCTATTGCTTTTGTCTGAATCAGGTCCATAATAGAATCACAATCTTTCAAAGCATTATTTATAATATTGTTCATTGCCACACTATCGTAAATTGTAAGTGGATTAACATTTAATAAGCCTTTTTCGTAATAGCTATTTAATAAATCATAATTTTCCTTATTAGAACCAGCTTCTTTTATTAACTTTTCTACTGTCTTTTTAATTAAATCTTTATTCTCTGTTAAAATTTCTAAGCTTCTTTTATCTAAGATGCCAATATCTTTTAACTTATCCAAATACCATTTCAAAGAACCTTTAACGCCACTATAATTATCTACCATTTCAATAATTGATTTTAACAGATCCAATTCAATATCATCATAAATAGTAACTAATGGTTCTAACAACTCATGAAATTGAATTTTATTCATTATTCTTCTTCAATTTCCTTTTCTTTTTCTTCTTGGGTTAATTTACGATATTCTTTTTGTTTCTTTACATATTCAATAGCTTCTTTTTCTTTATATCCTTTTGTATCCATAATGTATTGAACATCACTAGTAATATCATTATTACGTTCAATAAGAGCTTGATTTCTTTGACTTTCTTTATCAACTAAAATACTATCATCCCAATCATGTTCTACTATATAAGAACTTCTTACTGGGATATTGTATAGTTTGCATAGCACATAAATTCCATAAATCAAATCATCAAATGCTTGTTGCATTGCAGCTTGAATGTTTGAAACCGTAATATAATAACTTTGTTTGGCTTGCTTCATCTCTGTAGCTGTTTTTTGCATCTTTTCTGGCTTAGATAAAGTACCGTGTTCCAAATGGCATTGGATTTCCACTTGTCTATAGTATTCATCTAACCCGTTAAATAATGGATTGTCTCTTATCTCCGGACTAAAAATATTGTATGTTTTATCTTTTGCTTCATCAAATGAAAGCTTTCTAAAAAGTCTTTCTTTTCTTTTAGGAATTTTAAATCTTCCATTTTCTAAAGGCATTAATACTGTTTGATCGACATCAATTGCCAATTCTGTTCCTTCGTATTCCCATAATATTCTAGAAAACTGTTTGTCAATTTCCTCAAGAGTTCCTAAAGCCTTATGATAAATTGGCATTCCTAGTGGAGACGAGTTATCGATAGTATTTGCTAATTTTGTAGTAGCAAAACCACCAAGTATTTTATCTACGCCTTCAATAGTACTTTCTATTTGTAAATCCTTCCATTTATCAACGCTCGAAAGATTAATTTTGGTTTCTAATGTTACTCCGCCTTTTCTTCCTTTGTAAGCTATGTTTTTTATAATTAGTTTATTATCTACTAATTGATTATATTCTAATCTAGTATAAATATCTGACTCTTTAGTAATCTGATCTACAACAATACAACTTAATAAATCGCCATCATCACTAAAACTAACAGGAATAAATTTATCTGCTTGTACTACATTGATTTTTATTTTTCTGTTACTATAATAAGGCTTGAAAAAAATACATGACTTTCCAATCATGTACTCTACATTAGTTTGTATATTTTTTAAAAATTTTTGATATACACTATTAATAAAAGGTTCATCACAAGTACTTTTGTATTCTACAACTACTGCTTCTGATACTTTTTCACAAATCGTTTTAGCAACATGTAATGATTTAGTATTAGAATCAATCCACGGTTCATGACCATTGAATATTTTAGACCATTCTTGTATTGCATCTAGCATATCTTTACTGGTTTGCATATCTAATCCAAAATCATTAACGATCTTATTATAATCAAACATATTGTGCCACCACCCTCTCAATTTACTTATAAAATCATGTATCATTTCCATCATCACCTACTTTCAGCATCGGGAGCATTTGTCTTATATATTTCCAAATTCCCATGATCAAATATCTTGTAGCATCTTGGCAATGGTCATTAATTTTTACTGGCTCTTCTTTCCCTTTTTCTAATAAATCTGCGTTATATTCATATAAATACATTTCTTTGATAAGATTTTTTTGTTTAGGAGAAATAAAAAGACATTGAAAACTCAACATCTTTTGAACTCGACTTATTCCTAATGCAACGTCATTCTTAGCATTTTTTATAATCACATCTGAACACACCCTTCTAATTTCCTCAGCAAGACCTTTGGCTGACGGGTCTATAAATACAAACAAAATTTTCTGCCCTGTTTCTGCTTCAACTTTTTCTTTAAAGTCTTTAAAATCTTTCGCATATTCACTAGGTGATTTTTGTTTTCCAGATTCACGTCCACTATGGTAGTATTCATCTATTCCACGAACACATTTATCTATGTAATCCATTCCAAATGCTTCGTATGTTGTCGCATTCATTTGGCCATAGTCCACACTAATACAAATATGGCTAATTTGCTTGTAATGCTTTTCTGTACATTCCTTAACATGTACTTCTTCATCAAACATATAATAGATTAACTCATCAATACCAACACATAAGCCTAACCATAGCCATTTATACATTTTTTCATCTAGTTCTTTTAGTATTTCTGCTGTTTGAATTAATTTCTTACCTAGCCATGACTCCGGAACATCCCTATAGTCTGTATGTACATGAATACAGTCTGACCTTCGTTTCATTTTAGCCAACCATTGCATTATTTCAGCTTTAGGATTTTTAGGAGGATTAAAATAATATTCCATAACAAAATCTTCATCATTACCACGCACGAAAGTAGCCTCTATATTTTGTATTTCATCTTCTCCGTCACCCTTATCAAAAAATTCTGTTAATTCGTCTAGCTCTACTAATACAATTGGTCTATCTTCATCTATCATACCTTTTGTGTCATCAATAGAATCGTTACCAGTAAAGTAGATAGTATTTCCAGTTGGAAGATAAGTTATTTGCATTGGACTTACTGTTATTTTAAATTTCTTTTTTTTATCAATACCTAAACGTGTAATAGCACGCAAGCATTCTTTGAATACTGTTTTTTTAAGTTTATTATGAAATTTGCGAAGAATAACAACCGAGCCCAGTTTTTTATTTATTATGGTATTTATCGCTCTTAATGCACCACGACTTGATTTTGTACCTGCGCGTCCGCTAGTATAAATTTGATGAGTATGTTTAGTATCATTAAAATTTGCATAATACTTAGGAATAATTAAATCACTAATTCTGACTACTTTTTTATTCTGTTCTAGGCAAGTCATTTACTATAATTACTCCTTCATCTTCTGTAATAATTTCTTTTTGTTTATCGCGCCATTTATCTGGTTGTCGATTCTTTAACCATGCCATCGCTGCTCCTACATCTGGAGCTACTTCTTTTTTTACTCTTTTTGTAACTCGCATAGTATATTCCCCAATCGTTTTATCAAATACCATTTCTTCTGTTATTTCTTCGTAAGAATATCCTTTTGCTCTTTTTAATAACGCATTCTCCACTTCATAATCAACTATTTCTTTATTCTTTTTTAAGGACTCCGAAATCTCCGAATGCTTTTTCTTCCATTCATACAAAGTAGAGGTAGCTATTTTCATATTTTTAGTTATCTGCTCATCAGTTAATCCCTCACGTGCCCAACCAGCAAGTAAAGTTAAGCCATCAGAAGTTAACCAGTACTCAACTTTACCTTTAGCCATGATTAATCTTCCTTACTGTCTCTTTTGATTACTTTAGTAACATATCTTTTTTCTGATAATGCTTTATAACGTGATTTATCTATTTTATAGATATCGCCCTTTTGCAATAACTTAAACTGAATTTCTTTTTCTTTGCCATTTCTAATTATAGTAATTTTTTGGTTATAGACTTTTAAATCTTTAAAATTATCTATTAGTACTTCTACATCTATCATGTTATCATCCTTTCATTTTTTTGGTTACGGGTAAGGAGTTGAACCTTATCTACAGCTTCTGAGACTGTTATGTTACCATTACACTAACCCGTGCTATTTTTCTTTATCATTGCTAATTGTTCCTAATGCACATACTATCACTATAGTTGCACATATAATTAATGTTATTAATACACCATCACTCATTTTGTTCTGCTCCTTACTAAACCTCTATCTAAATAAATCACGTCATATGGAATATCCATATTCATTTCTATATCATGTTTTATTATTAAAATTTTGTCATAATCATCAGCTGATACTAAATTTACAAATTCATATATCAGTTCTTCTTGATATAATGTTGTTAGTAATTCCAATCCGCGCAAACGATTATTTCCATATATTCTATAATTCATTTAATCATCCTTTCTAAGTGAAAAAGCGCAACCTACAAATAAACCTAAAGTAAAACCTATCATGAGACATATAAATCCTATTATTCCTTCAATCATTTTTACATCTTCCTTTCTGATTATTCGCTTTCAAACTCTTCAATTAAATAAGTGAGCCAAAATACTGCTTCATTTATTTTTTGAATTGCATATTCTTTTTCCTTGCAATCAACAACAAATTCTTCTATATACGGGCTAAATTGAGCCAGATATTCTATTATCTGTTTTAGGGTATCTTCTACTCTCATCTTTGCATCTTCCTTTCCCATTCATTTGACATAACTTACAATTCCAATTTTTGGAACATAATTTGAAAAAATCAAAGTCTTTCTTTTCCTTTGATTTCTTCTTATTTTTTTTATTCTTTTTTTCTTTCATATAACCATTTCTTTCTTGTTTCTGAACACAACGACTAAGATTAAGTTGAT